ATACAATGATGATAATTGGGAAGATAATACTGATGATGATGATGATACTAACTCTTATTATCCAGATAATTTTAGTGATAACTAATGGCTAGTTTAGCATTATTAGTAACTATCATAATTTTATTCACACTATTAGTAGGCCCAATAACATATCTTTTAGCAAAAATTGGATTTCCATCAATTATTATATACATATTAAGTTTAATTAGTATTCTTATTGGTATAAATTTTTGTTTAATAGCAACTCCCGTTTGGTATCTTGGATTGCTACCAATTTATTGCGGCTATATTAGTATTCGACTCGCCAATAAAAAATAAATTGAAGGTTGACAGACACGATTGACGATGTATACTATGGCTATCACAGGAACGATTACAACACTTTTGGAGAACAGGAAATGAAGTTGGCAGACAGGACGATTGAGGTTCACAGTGCTGGTGTTAGAAGTGCATCACAGTTTAATATTGCACAGACTAGTAAAATGTTTAAAATCCTTTCGGATTCTCTGTATTCCGATAAAGTGATGGCAGTTATTCGTGAACTGTCTACAAACGCTAATGATAGTCATATTGCATCTGGTAATCCTAATCCTTTTAGAGTTAAGTTGCCTAGTGCTGGTGATCCTAATTTTAGTGTAAGAGATTTTGGTACTGGTCTTAGTCAGACCGATATGGAGAATCTTTATACCACTTATGGTGCAAGCAATAAGAATGATAGTAATGATTTTGTGGGATGTCTTGGTCTAGGGAGTAAGAGTCCGTTTGCTTATACCAAGAGTTTTACCACAACATCTTATTACAATGGTAAGCAGTATACTTATATTGCTGCTATGGATGATAGTGGTGTGCCAACTCTTAATTTGCTCCATACTATTGATACTGATGAGCCTAATGGTCTGGAAATTAGTTTTGCTGTTAAGCAACACGATTTTCATGAGTTTAGTCAGAAGGCTATTCGTATTTTTCACTACTTTAAGAATAAGCCTATTATTTCTGGTGGAATTGGTACAGATTTCTCCAAGGAATATAGCAATCGTAATATTGTGATTGACGGTGATGGCTGGAGAGTTTGCAGAGTTAATAACAATCTGTTTCCTACACAATATCATCGTATTGATAGTGGTGTTGTTGCTATCATGGGTAATATTGCTTATCCGGTAGTTACCTCTCATCTTATTGGTGAAGATAAGCAGGAAACTCCAGATCATATTGCCAAGTGGAATCGTGCTTTCAATAAGGCAGATATTGCTTCATGGAAGGCTTTTGTGGGAGAAATCATTGGTCAAGGTCTTTATCTTGAACTTGACTTTGGTATTGGTGATTTGGAGATGGATGTTAGTCGTGAAGGATTGCAGTATACCAAAGCAGTAGTTAAAACTCTGCGTGATAAGACCCAGGATATTTTCCTTGAAATGAAGGAAATGTTCAGTAAGAAGATTGCTGCTGCTAAAACTAAGGTAGAAGCAATTGCCACATATTATACAATGAATGATCTTGCTGGTGGTTGGGGAGTGGGTGCAACATGGACAGACTCTAACAATAAGACCCATAATATCAATAGTGGTGAGGACTTGGAATATAAGATCAAGGCCGGAAAGAGTCTGTATGTTTTTAACTACAGAAGCACTGGTTATCGTTCTCGTCGTTTGGTTTATCAAACAGATAAGATTCATCATGAAACCTTAACTGGTAAGGGATATTCTTACTGGAATAGTCAGAAGAAGAATGGCAAGATGGCTTTCTTCCAGTGCGATATTAAGACAGAAGAAACAGCAAAGAAGATTGTTACTCGTTATTGTAACCAGAACGATTGCTTTGCTTATCTGATGATTGATACTAAGGACTATACAAAAAGCGATGAGGGTTTTGATGATCTGATTAATGATGTTGGATCAGAAAATATCCTCATGGTTTCTGACTATAAGGATTTGATCAAGAACAATAATCCACGCAAGAATAGCACTAGAAGTAGTCAGGGTAGTGTTAGTAGTCAGGATGCTTTCCTAATCATTGGAAATCATAAGGATACTACATCTCTTAGTATAGGCTATAATGATGCCTCACACATGAGAGAGATGAGTGAATCTCGTCTTGATGATATGCTTGAGGAAGATTCTATTGTTTATGTGCCAATCCTTAGATATAAGACCGTGCAAAATCAAGATATTCCAGAAGTGAGCGAAATCTTTAAGAATTTTACTACTGATAATGCAAAGCAACTTATCGGTAACACAAATATCTATGCAATTAAGCATAACTTTGTGGAAAAATTAACCAAGGAAGGCTATAATCTTGTACCATTTAATGATTTCATGATTGATCGTCTAAAGAAAATTAAGACCAAGAAGTTTGATACTGTATCACAATTTAATGGTCTTGTTGAATATTGTCGTAAAGAATATTCTAAAGACGAGAAGCGTGATCAGTATAGGTACTATAATCATGGTTTTGTGGATCGTCAGATTCTTTTCCATATTCTAAATATCTTTGGTCTTGATTATGGTAGTCAGATTAATAATGCTACACTAATTAAGGCTATTGACCACTGCATGATTATGGAGTTCTTTAGTGATACTGTGCATAGATCAACTTTTGATATTGAACGATTTAAGGCTAATGATTATTTTGGTCACATGAGTAAACTGCTAAATGATATTGGCATCAATGGTGTTAATAGTCAGTTGGTCAGAGAGACTAATGTGATGTATAATGGTTTGGTTCAAATGTTGACCAATTTGTATGGTGTTGATAATAAGTATACCAAACATATTAAAACAGAGACTACTGGTAGTGTTAGTTTACCTTCAATTGAGAATCTTAGAAAAACTCTTAAAGAAGCAGTTGACAGCAACCCGATGTTGAAGTATATTGTTGGTAGCACCCAAGTAACAGGCAATCTGAGAGAACTAAAGAAGGATACTAATCCTCTTTTGCAGATTGATGATCGTCATGGTTATTATGGTGGCAAGAGTGGCGATTGGTATAATCAGTTGAATGATGTGGAGTCATTCAAGAAGCAATTGAGTAGTTTGATTAAGTAATTTAATTTTTCACAGGAGATTAAACAATGAGCGTTCCGTTTATGTGGGTTGATGGTAATCTGACACTGGTTCTTAATAATAGAACCTATCAGGTTTTGCCGGATCATATTAATTACAAGATGATTCTAGAAGCGTTGCCAACAGCAACAGCAGATGAACTCTTGGAGATTGTGGATATTGAAAAGGCTGTCTCTACTTTTAGTGATGGTCTTGTGGAGATCAAGAATGGTAAGGTTTTGTATGAGAGCGAGGAAGTTCATGGTAGTATCAGTAAGCGTATTCTTGAGTTTATGAGCAAAGGTCTACCGTTCTATCCTCTTGTTAACTTTCTTCATAATCTTATGGAGAATCCTAGTATGCAGAGTCAAAAAGAACTTTATGATTTCCTTGAGCATGAGCATCTGCCTATCACTGAGGATGGTTACTTCCTTGCTTATAAGGCAGTCAGGAGTGATTTTAAGGATAAGTATCGTGGAGTATTTGATAACAGAGTTGGTAATGTTTGTAAGATGACCAGAGCAAAGGTTGACGATAATCGTAGTCGTGGTTGTTCTGATGGACTTCACGCTGGTGCATTAAATTATGTTGCTAGTTATGGTAGTCTTGAGGCTGGCGATAAGATTGTTATAGTTAAGATTAATCCCAAGGATGTTGTGAGTGTGCCGACTGATTGTAATTGTGAGAAACTTCGCACATGCGAATATCTTGTAGTTGGTGAATATCAAGGCGAACTTCTAAAGCCTCTTTATTCTGCCAATTTTGCTGAGGATGATTATACGGATGAGGATGAGGATTATTCCAACGATTATGATTGGAATTGGAATGATGATGAGGAAGATGTAGATGCTGCTTATTATGAAGACAATGAGGACGAGGATACTGACGGTTACGGTTTCTATAGTTGATCTTTAAGTATGGTAGTCTGGTGACTAAGATCATAGCCTCTGGTTGGGAAACTCGACAAACGCTATGTGAGAGGGTTCGATTCCCTCGCCATCTTTTATTATGAATAAATTTCCAAACGATTCCGATGAGCCAGAAGATATTGAAGGAGAGCATATTAAAAAGCACTACTTCAAGATTGATGTGGGTAATCTAAATAACTTTTGGGGATTTAGCGAATGGATCAAAGATGTAATTAGTCAAATAGACAATCTTCCTGTTAGTGTTTCGTTTCCTGTGAATGATTTGATCCCCAATACAGCGGGTGGCTTAAACTCCCCCCTGTATTTGGGGAACAATCATTTTAATGAGGGTGTATGGAAAATGAAATACTTTGTTTACAACCCTATTCAAATAGAATATGTGAAGCATTTAGAAAGTAATGCTGTTCACTTTATTAGTCAACCAAACTACTATAGAGGATTATATGATATTCTCAACTAGGAAATTAAAATGAGTGCTTGGTATCAAATCAAAGATTTAGAAGGTTTTATTAATCATGCACGACAATTAGTGTTCCAATCATTTGGATCTATTAACGAGGATGCCAATGATGATTTAACATACACACTATCTATATTAGCACCAAAAGATCAAGAAGAATTAGATAGAATATTGACCTATGATGAATGTTTTACTATGGCTAAAAACCATATAAAAATTAAAACAAATAAAAAAAATAAAACAGAAAATTATTACGTTAATGATCTGATACTAAGTGCAATATTAGAATCTTTTAATGGTAGAATGGTCAGCAATATATTATCTAAATTGGTTAATGATGGACTATTAGACAGTGCGTTTGATAGTGAAAAAAATGATTTTATATTTTGGGTAAAAGATAATGAAGAACAAAACGATACACAAAAGCCAGAAACCGATTGATTACGAAGCACACTTTAAATATGAGTGTCCAGAAAAGCGTTGTGGATTTACTCATTGGATAAGTGCAAGACAAGCCCAAACAAAAGGCTATAAAATAGTCTGTGATTGTGGAACAGTATTCAGACCTAAAAGAATACGAAATATTAAAATACAATATGCCACAACGGCAAGAAAAGAACATAAGCCCACAACTGCAAAACAGACAGAACAAAAAATAGTACAAGAAATTAACATTGACTTTTTAAGCCAGTGTGTTAAAGTATTGGTTAACTATGGTTTTACCGATACTGAAGCCAGAGAATATATAATCTCTGCTTATCGTATAAATCCAATTAATAATGTTATTGGCCTAATTAAATTTACTTTGGAACAAATTGGAGAAAATAATAATGGCAAATGGAATTCGACCAACTAAGTTTAGTGAGATCATTGGTC